GGTGATCTCACCCAGTTAGACGGCGAAGAACTGGACATTGACGGAAACCCTGTCATCCAACTGTCCATCATGTTCATCCACATTGCTGAAGCGATAGAAGATTTTGGCACCTGGGATGACATCCCTGACGACTATGACTTCACCGCCCAGGATTTCCCCGAAGATGACAAAACAGGGTTGTTTTTTGATGACTATGATGAGTACGCCAAATACAAGAGGCGATGCTTCCGAAGGAAAAAGGACGACGAATGAGCAAGTACACCGGGTTTGACAAGGTTGCCGACGCGAAGCTTCCTGCTGTGGAACGTTTCGTGGTTTTGTGTGGCCGCCGTTGGGGTTTCAAGAACCTCGGCACCCTGAACGTGCGTCTGATGCGTTCAGCCCCGAAAGGGATGACTGTTGATTCGCCCGGTGCCGAAAAGTGGATGTCTGTCCACGGAACTGGTCGGGCCTGCGACTTGGGTTTTTCGTATGACCGGCAGGGCATTGACGCAGCAAAGCAGGCAATCGCGTGGCTGACTTCACCGGAAGTTGTGAAAGCTTTGGACATTGAAGAGGTCCATGATTATTCCGCTGTCAGCAACCCGACCGGTACCGCAAAGAAGTGGGGCCGTGGGTGGCGTGTCGGAAGAGGCTGGAAGGAGTGGTCCGAATCCGATAATGGTGGCACCCCTATGGGTCGCTGGATACACGTAGAGGTTGGTCCAGATACCGCGCATCTCGGCCAGGACGAATTTGAAGCCAAGTGGCGTTCGCTTCCGAAGCCTGCATGAACCATGTCAAGTTTTCGTTGGGTGTTGTGGTGGGCTTCTGCGCTTTTGTATGCGGCTTTCTTTTGCTCGTTCTTGATCAAGTGAACACAGCAGAATGAACGCAGCACAGTGGATTATTACTGCCGGTGGTGTGGTTGGTGCGTTCGGTGTCATCTACGCCACTCTGATTCGTCCTACGGTTAGGTGGGCGGTGCGGTTGGAGAAGGCTGTGTCGTTTGTTGAAATGAACATGACGAACAACGGTGGTTCTTCGTTGCGTGACGCGATTGACCGTATTGAATTTCGGCTGGAAAAGCTGGAAAAGAAATCTCAAAGTTCTACGGTTCGCAAGAAAAGTACAACGAAATAACGGTGGTACTGTCGGTCTTCCTATGACCGAGCAAGACATCGAAATCCTGTTGAAGTACCTGGTCAAAGTCCCGGTGATCCCCACCGAGCATGACCGTTTCATCCAAGCCGTTGAACGGTTGGCGGCCTTGCGGGACAAGGCTTTGCGGGTCGCCTAGTACCATTCAGGTATGCCAACAAACTGGTTGACCTGCCCCGACTGCGGAAACACATGGCCCGAAAAAGACAGTCGATACTGCGCTGTATGCGGAACCAAAGGGGAACCCGATGAGCGAGAAGACTAACTACCCCATTGTCCTCGTACGCTGGGCTGACGCACACGCCGGAGACGGCGGATGGCTCCCACTAGAAGACTACGAAGACGACGGTGAGGTCATCGTCACTACGGTCGGCTATCTCGTACCGGCTGACACACCAGGCGGCAAGAAAGATCACGTCACCGTATGGCAAACCATCACCGATGGAGAAGGTATCCACCCGTTCCACATCCCCAGCTTGATGGTCCGTTCCATGACGGTTGTGAATTTCCCTGACTCTGAGGTTGACACACCCCTTCCGTAACCTGTACCGTACCAACCGTTACACAAGGAGGGGGCCTCATGGCACTACACAGGTACCGCATCAACAAACCCGAACACGGCGGCCAAGACTGGCTGAACATCCGGTTCCGCGACGAACACGGCAACAAGCGTGTGTCCGCCTCGGCAGTCGCAGCAATTTACGGGTTGCATCCGTTCGTCCCGAAAGACAAGTACGCAGCTGAACTGCTCGGTGACATCGCACCACGCCCGATCCCACCGAACCCGGCAATGGAACGAGGCAACCGTCTTGAACCGTTCGTGTTGGAATGGGCTTCCGACAAACTGAACCTCAAGTTTGACACCCCAGACGAAATGTTCGCGGCGGACTCACCGAACGGCGCACGAATGGTGTCCACCCTGGACGGGTTCTTTGAGGGGGAGCTGATTGACGAGAACGGTGTCCCGAACCTTGTCCGCAAAGTGCTGGAAATCAAAACCACCACCCGCAAATGGGAAGGTCGCCTGCCGGACTACTGGCGTATCCAAGGAATCCAGCAGGCCATCTGTGCGGATGTGAACCAAATCATCTGGGCAGTGTTTGACCCGTCCATGATGCTTCACATCCATGTTCAGCACGTGACCGCCGCTGAAATGGCTGAACACATTTCCGCTGTGGAAACCTGGTTGAACGCCATTGAGCTGGGGATCGTGCCGGACGGGGTGAAATGGTCATACGAAACCGTCCAAACCCGATACCCTCAGTCCCTCGAAAAGACCACGAACCTGGACCCGAAGCATCTGGACTTGTTCAACCGGTTCCGTCATGTCCGCGCAGAACTTGACTCGTACCGTGCTTTGGAACTAGAACTGAAAGCAGAGATTTGCGAACTGATCGGGGACGCAGACACAGCGGTTCTCAACGGGTCAACCGTTGCGACATGGAAAACACAGACACGTGAAACCTTTGACAGCAAAGCGTTCAAAGAGGCACATCCTGAGTTGGCCAAACAATTCACAAAAGAGTCAACGACTCGCACATTCCTTTTGAAAGGGGACAAGTAATGGAAGAAAAGAACACGAAAGAACTGTTGTCAGTTCTGAAGGACTACGCGGTTCCGGACCCGAAGATTGTCGGGAAACTGCCGAAGGGCAACACGCAACTGGATTTCGTCGGTCATGCGGACATCACCCGCATCCTCATCGAGATTGACCCGCACTGGCGGCTCGTCCCGATCGCATGGGAGAACGGTCGTCCGGCTGTCAACATCGTGAACGACATGGCAACAATGTGGTTTGAGATGACCCTTCTTGGCCAGGCTCGTCTGGCTATCGGCACCGCCAAAGCGAACAGCATGGATTTGGACAAGGTGCTGTACGGTGATGCTCTCCGCAACGGGGCGATGCGTTTCGGTATCGGCCTGTCGCTCTGGACGAAACAGGAATGGAACGACCTGGACCACTACCAGCAGGCACCCGCTCCTGCGCCTGTGGCGAAGAAGCCTGTGGCGAAACCGTCACCAACAAAGCCGTTGACCGAGGAACAGGTTGCCCAGTTCACGGCAGCTTGCAAGAACGTGGGGTTGAACATTGCGGATGTCATCACCCATGCCGGTATTGACAGTGATCGTCAGCTCATCGAGGCTGATTTGGCTCCGTTGCGGGCCGCGTTCAAGGAAATGAAAGGAGCCTGATCATGGCTAACAAGAGAACAGTTGACCCGACCGCTTCGGAAGCATCGGCGCACATTGTGGGGATTCGTATGACTTCCCGCCAGTTGGAGCAGATTGCGGAGTTGTGCAAGGCCCGTGGGGTTGCACGTTCGACGTTGATTCGTGACCTGGTGCGGTTTGCGTATGACAATGAGTTCAGCCCGGAGCCGTTCTGATGGTTGAGCAGAACGAGTCTGCGCGTCATGCGAACGAGTTGCTTCGCAGGGCTGCTGAACGTAACGCGTTGATGTCGTTGGAGGCTGAGATTGTGGCGTTGCGTGAGTTGATTGTTGTGTTGCGGGCCGAGTTGGAACGTGTGCAGCGAGAATTGGCAAACCGTTATGTCTAACGATTATCCGTGGTTGTGTGGAGGTCATCGTGTCTGAAGAAAACAACACACCCGAAGAAGAAACAAAGACACGGGACGACATGACCCCTGTGGAGCGTATGAAGGATTCGATCCAGTTCGTGGTGGACATGATGAACAGTGGCAGCGTTGATGCCCGTGATGTTTATCCTTCTGGGAGGTATCAGGGTGAGTGATGACATTGTGAACCGATTGAAATGGCTTGGCTGTAAGTACGACCATTCTTGTATTACTTGTGAAGCCGCTGATGAGATTGAACGCCTACGAGCCGACCGTGACCGCTGGCGCAAGATTGCTACCAACCTCATCAACGGGGCTGAACAGCAGATTGATGCGTTCCGTGAACCGTGGGACAAAAACACTAACGAGACATGGCTCGGCGCATGGCATGACTACCACCAGGCGGTGACAGATGAGCAAGGCTAAACAGAAAGGCACCGCTGCCGAGACAGCAGTAGTGAAGTTCCTGCGAGACAACGGGTTCCCGTACGCTGAACGGCGAGCATTGCACGGAACCGTAGACAAGGGTGACATCACCGGATGCGGCCCTGTCGTGTTCGAGGTGAAGAACCACGCCAAAATGGATTTGGCTGGCTGGATCAAAGAACTAGAAACCGAAACGGTCAACGCCGAAGCCAACGTGGGGGCGGTGGTCGCCAAAAAGCGTGGCACCACCAACCCTGGTGACTGGTACGCGGTCATGCCGTTTGAATGGTTCGTATGGCTATTGAAGGAGGCCGGGTACTGATGGATGATTTGGCAGAACGAAACGCCGTATTGGAACGTAACATTGTGGCGTTACAAGACATCCTGATTGAACGTCGTGACGACATCATCAGGTTGAAGAAAGAACTGGCCGCAGCAAAACAAGAGCTGGACCGGCTGACAAGACAAGGGGACAAGGATGACCGGGAAACAAACGCATAGGTATCACGGCATCAACGGTTACAAGAAGCGTGGCTGTCGATGTGAGGTGTGTCAAGCTGCGTACGATTCGTACAACAAGAACCGTCGCAAGCATCCAGAGTTGGCACCGAAGATTGATCCTGAACCGTTGATTGAGTTCATTATCGGTTCGGGTGAGAAAATCACTGGTGGTTTGGGTCAACAGTTTGCGCGTTGGCGTAGGTCTGGTGGTGTTGATTTGTTCATTGCGGATGCTGCGTGTGTGCGCCGTGGGTATCACCCGTTTGAGATTTACGGTGATGCTTGGTATGACATCCCGTTTGTGGAGGCGTGATGGAACCGGCTACCGAGAAACAAATCAGAGCAATTTACGCTTTGGAAAAAGAGTTGGGTCGTACCCCGAAGTGGCGTGATGATGCTACGAAAGAGTTTGCGTCACGTTTGATTGAAGATTTGAAAGAACAAGTGAGGGTTCGTGATGAGTTGGGTTGATGAGTATCACGTGAAACTGATTGCCCTGGAACAAAACCGGGACAAATGGGCGCAGGTCGCCGCACAACTGTATGACGCAATTTGTTGTTGTGGGTTGTGTGTTGATCAGGCTGCCGTTGCGTACAAGGAGGCGGTCGATGCAGATCGTGGTCACGCTTGACGAGTATGAACTGGCCCATGCTGCGATGGCTGGTTGTCAACGCCGGATAGCCAGCATCAAGAAAGCTCGCCCCCAGTTTTATGGTTCTGGTGAACGGAAGAACTACTGGCAGATTGACATTGTTGGGATGATTGCGGAGTATGCGGTCGCGAAAGCGTTTGACCGGCATTGGCAGCCTGCTACGAATCAGCGTCTTGCGGATTTGCCTGGTGATGTGGCTAATTACCAGGTGCGTTCTACGGAGCATCGTGATGGGCATTTGTTCATACATCCGCAGGACAAGGACGCGCCGTATATTTTGGCGATTGTGGATGATTCAAAGGTGTTGTTGGCGGGTTGGTGTGAGAAGTCGCATGGTTCGTTGTTGGGTGTGATGAAGTCGCCGGATACGTGGTGGGTGCCGCAGTCTGCGTTGTTTGGGTTTGATGAGTGGCCTGATCCGGTTGCTTGGTCTGACTCTGTGAAAGTTAGATTGAACAGATAAAAGGGGAACAACAATGAAATTTGCGTATGCAGACCCGCCGTATCTTGGCAACGGCAAACAAAAGTATTCAGAGCATCACGACAATGCTTCCGAATATGACAGCAAGGATGCTCACTACAAGTTGGTTGATCGTCTTGTTGACGAATACCCTGATGGTTGGGCTTTGTCTTGCAACCCCAAAGACTTGGCGTGGTTGTTGCCACACTGCCCCGATGACGTTCGAGTAGCAGCCTGGGTCAAAACGTTTCATCAGATTCGTGTCAATGTGTCTGTGCAATACGCTTGGGAGCCGGTCATTCTGAGGGGGGGAGCCGACATGAGGCATCGCCGACCGATGACTCGCGATTGGTTGTCGTGTGCTATCGCCATGAAGAAAGGGCTGAAAGGTGCAAAGCCTGACAAGTTCTTTGAGTGGGTCATTGCAATGTTGGGATGGCAACCGGGTGACCAACTGGATGACATCTTCCCTGGTACTGGCGGGCTGGCCGTGGTGCTGGAAAGGCTAAACTCTTCTAATCTGTTTAACAGTTAGGAGTTTTATGGTCTGAACTTGCCCTGTCCCTCGTTGAAAGGAACCCTATGCGTCGAACCGCTGCTGTTCTCATCCTGTCCCTGTCCGCCACAATCCCGTCATTGGCCTCTGTAAGCCCCGTAGAGGCGAGCAACCGGGCAGTCAGCACCCAATGGAAGCTTGACTGGTCCCGCAAGAAATACGGGGCAATCCTCCCCGATAAGTATTACGATTCGCTTGCCCAATGTGAAACAGGCGGCAACTGGAACCACTCCACCCGGTCCTACACCGGTGGCCTCGGCATCAACCGCCACACCTTCCGCCGCTGGTCCAAATACCAGTCAGCCAAAGGCTTAACCCCCCGCCAACAGGTCCGCGTCGCAGACGCAATCGCGTTCTCCGGGTACACCGACCGTAACGGCATCCACATTTGGCGGGTCGGGCCGTTCGGGTGGGGTTGCGTTCGAAGATCATCGCTACTCCAGGCGTACATCTGCAAATCAAACCACCCGAAAGTGATTCGATACAGAAAACGAGCCTGCTAAGTTTTCCCCAGGCGGGGATAACCCTGGGGGCAACATGGAACTACCGGCATACAAAGTCACCAAACGATTTTGGGCAAGAGTAGAAATCCTCACCCCCGACCAATGCTGGAACTGGAAAGGATCACTCCGAGGCGACAGCTACGGTCAGTTCTACGCCCACGGAAAACACCGCGCCGTCCACCGGTTCTCCCATTTCATAGCCACCCTGGAATGGCCACCAGTCGTCCGCCACAAATGCGACAACCGAACCTGCGTCAACCCCCACCATTTAGAAGGCGGCACCCAAACCGACAACATGAGAGACGTAGTGGAACGCGGACGGCACTGGAACCTCAACAAAACGACCTGCCCATACGGACACGAATACAACCAAACCAACACCTATACTCGACCCAACGGAAACCGAGAGTGCCGACAATGCAGAAGGGAAAGGAAACACCGTGCCAAAACAAACTTGGATTTGTGAACGTTGCGGTGTCACCATCACCCTCTACATCACACCCTCAGAAACTCCGACACACCCCTGCCGTAAGAAAGCAGGAAGATTCATACAGCTACAACCCGTAGCCCAAACAAAAGGGGAAACCCATGAGCAACCACATCACCGTTGAAGGCAAAGTCGGGCAAGACCCCGAACTGCGCTACACACAGTCCGGCATGGCTGTCGCAGAATTCTCTGTCGCAGACACATACGGCAAAGACGACAAGAAGAAAACCACCTGGCACAACTGCACAGCGTTCGGTTCACTCGCAGAAAACATTGTTGCCAGCCTGAAGAAAGGCAACACCGTGATTGTCACCGGACGGTACGAACAGGACGAATACACCAAGAAAGACGGCACCAAAGGCAAGTCAATCAAGTTTCTGGTTGATGCGTGTGGCCCGTCGCTCCGGTGGGATGTGTGGGTCAAGGATCGCAGCGAAGAAGTCGTGAAGCAAGCGTTCCAGGGTGCAAGTGTGGGCCGTCAGATGCCCGCAGCATTTCCAGACGAAGAACCGTTCTGATGCGCGTGTTGAGCCTGTTCTCAGGCGTTGGGGGATTCGACATGGGGCTGGAAGCAGCCGGTATGACGACCGTGTTCCAATGCGAAATTGACAAACACGCCCGCGCCGTGCTGGATTACCACTGGCCTGGTGTACCCAAATGGGATGATGTCACCACCCTCACCGGGCGGCACATCTTGGAACACACCAACGGTGTTGATCTTGTGGCGTGGGGTTCACCCTGCCAAGACCTGTCGCTTGCAGGGAAACGAGCAGGACTGTCCGGGGAACGCTCCGGGTTATTCCATGAAGGAATCAGAATCATCAAAGAACTAAGGGAGTTGAGCAATGGACAGTATCCAACCTGGTCTGTTTGGGAGAACGTCGTCGGAGCCTTATCGTCCAACGGAGGTGCCGACTTCGGGGAAGTCCTCTACGAAATGGATGAAGCAGGGGCGTGTTTCTCGGAGTGGGCCGTGTTGGATGCACAATACTTCGGAGTCCCCCAAAGGCGTAGACGAGTGTTCATCCTCTCTTGCTTTGATCCTGCAACCGCCGCAGGATGTCCCGACAAAATACTTGCTGTCGGCGAAAGCAGCCGAGGGGATTCTTCGAAGGGCAAACCGGCGCGGGAAGACTCTGCCGCCGAGGTTGCAGACAGCTTTGGAGCAGGTAGCGAACTCGGGTCAGGACAGCCAATAGCAAACACGATTAGTGCGTCTTTGTACCACAAGTCAACTGTTGTGAATCAGGATGTGAACAACGGTCATGTAGTTGTGGAGCAACCGCCGATAGCGTTCAGCCACACCCAAGGAATAGACGCACAACCATCCGAAATACACACCCCAACCCTGCGGCGGGAAGGCAACGGAGCTGCGGTGGCGTTCACTGTGCGTAACCGTGAAGGCAAACCCGGTGGCGGCAAAGGCCCGCTTGTTTCGGAAGATTCCAGTCTGACATCGCAGTCATCCAACGATCAAGTGTTGTTTGTGGAAAACAATATTGTTGGTTCACTTGCCGCCCGTGACTACAAAGGTGTCGGGAACCAGTACGTGATGGAGAACAAACTTGTGGTTCACGAAACGCCGCCGCGCACAGAATGACCAGGACTACGAAACATGGATCGAGGGGGGGGGTGTCACCAACATTGAACGCTTTTGACAACGCCCACGAAACACGCGCCACGATTCTTGTGATTGACGGGACACGGGTAGATGATGTCCGTGTTTACGATGATGGACTTACCCCATGTTTGAAGAACCGTATGGGTACAGGAGGAAACAACGTGCCGTACATCGCAACAGATGTGGAAGGAAATGAAGTGGCAGCAACGCTCAGAGGATTCGGTCATGGCTGGCAAGGTCAACACAACTCGACTCATGCGGTCGTAACCGAAGAAACAGAACCGGTCATAGCGTTTGATGGTTACAACCAGTCCGTAACAGAAGATGTGTACCGGGCGGCGCGTATCGGTATTGACTCAGGAGATTGCATCGCTATACCAATCCAGGACGGGAGAGAAATGGAAAAGAAACAAAACGGTATGGGCGTAGGCGACGAAGGCGACCCGTCATACACACTTGATCAGACCGGCGCACAAGCCGTCGCATACAGCATTAGGGAAGATGCCAAAGCAAACAACTTCTCAGCAACAGAAATACAAACAGCGAGAGCATTACAAGCATTACAACCATCAGTCCAATCCCACCACGCCCAAACCTTCATAGCCGAACCAACAATGCAGGTACGCCGCCTCACCCCACTTGAATGCGAACGACTCATGGGATGGCCCGACAACCACACCGCCAGCGGCACCAACGGTCCGGTGTCAGACACGAACCGCTACAAAATGTGCGGCAACGGGGTAGCAAGCCCGGTCTCACAATGGATTGGTGAAGCCATCATGGGATGCCACCCCAATGCTGAACTGTGATCATTGCGGCACTGTCGCTAGGGCATTGACCCTGTGGCCCGAAGAAATACACCGGTCATGCCCATGCATCTGTCATGTTCGACGAAACGAACACGACGACGAAGTGCAAAGGAAACGTGACCGTTCCAAAACTGGACGAACAAAGGGGAAAAAGTAGTGCGAGGTAATTTAGGTTGCGCGAGGTACGGTAGGTACTGCGAGGTAAGTAAGGTGCTACGCGGCGGATGTCATGGGTTGGGCTGAACGGGCGGCGTGTCGCGGGGTCAGTATTGACGTGTTCTACCCAGACATTCCTATTGGGGATCAACGCACGTTCTATTGGCACAAGGCCAGGACATTCTGTAAGAGTTGCCCGGTAGTGGTGGAATGTCTCGCGTTCGTGGAACCGTTCGAGAAAGCTTCCGGACGGCGTGATGGTATGTGGGGTGGGCTAACGCCAGGGCAACGCGCCGAACGTGGCAGGCCGGTTACCCCGGTGCGTATCCGCTAGTTTCACGGCCTTTCTAATCGCCGTACACGGGCGTAACAGGACGGTGCCTAGTGTTGGGTGCGAGGTAATAACGTCATAACGAAATTACTGTGCCGGGACAGTAGAAGGCCCCGCCACACCGGGAAGGGGGAACCGGTGGACGGGGCCAAACACAGGGTAGCAGACAACTATTGTCTGTCCACCCGTAGCACCGTGTATTGGTGGGCTATCGGCATTGTCGTTGATTCGGCTGCTTGCCTGGCGGCCGTTTCAGTGGTGAACCGCGCCGCCCGGTGTGACTGTTTCGACCATACCCACACCCGGTTTTGATCCCAACGGAACCAACCGACAGGGCAACGGCCCACAGTCTTAGCTATCACATACGCGTGACGGCGGCGACGGTCACGAATTAGCCACATAGGGTTGCATCGACACGCCCACAGTAGGCGGCGGGTCACTTGTCCGGCATCAGCAGCGCGAGAGCTGCTATCACGTGGGTGACAAGGACGGAGAGGGTAACTAGCCCTGGTGCGTCATGGGTTGACAGCCACGCAACGTTGCCGAACGTGACTAACAGTACGCTGAGACCGCACCATTCTTGGAACCGTTCAAGACGTTCGGCGCGGGTCCGTTCCCGGTGTGATCGCACTGCCGGGTGATTCGGGGAATAGCGGCGCGTCATTCTGCCACCCCCAAGGTTGCGACAGCTTCGGCAGCCAACCGTATCCCGGTAAGAACCCCGGCCAACCCCACGAACCGTTCGCACGGGTGGGGGTCCTGCACCAACATTTCCCGCACCGTACTGTCAAACGTTGCCAGGGCCTTATCGGAATACCGAGGGCAAGCAGTAGCGGCGTACTGACGGGAATTGGATTCCCCGCTGCCGCCTATCCACATTTCGTGGCGTTCCATTGCGTACCCGGCGCGCTGTTCCCGCACGAACCGATAGAACGTCGCCGTTAGTTGCTTGCGGGTCTTGTTGTGCGTAATCGACAGGCGGATACCTTGTGATTCGCCGTCGGGGTTCTGTTCCCCTAGCCACGTGTAGCTAATTGTGCGATCCTGGCAGCGAATCACCGCCCGGTCAAACAGTGCCTGCATGACTGTTGCATTCATGGCTATTCGCCCCTCTCTGTTGCGTTCCCAAACGGGTTCTGTTCGTACGCGGCGTGGGCCGCCATGTCCTGTAGCGGGTCAATCTGTGCGGCAAGATTCCCCACCCGCCACACAATTTCCGCCAATTCGTCCGCGACACCTAAGTGCCTGGCAGCGTGGAACACTGCCGGATCGTTGAGTGCGTTCGTAGCTTCGGTCAGTCGATCAACCGCCCGCGTAGCCGTGTTTACGCTAGTCATGTTTGCCCCTTTCTAGGTGTTGTATGTGGTGAAACATTCACCGCACCCGGCCCCGACACACGCCAAGGCCGGACACGCTAACCGTTTCGGTTCTGTTCGCGGCGTACCGTCACCGCCAACACAGTCAGAAGAACCGTGCAACACAACGTGAACACGGCATACCCCGCGAGAGTGTGCGTTGTCATTCCGCACCCCCACACACCGCACACCGGGCCAACGGTTCCCCCGTCCGTATATCGTCACGCCATTCGAGACTATCGCCCATGTCGGGGGAACAGTCCCCACACACCGTGTGGCCGTTCTCAATGTGGAAACACGCGGGGCATACCGGTGTCGCCATGAACCAAGCTACCGCCGGTTCTGGCACACGCTGCCCGCACGTATCGCAACAGACTAATGCCGCCGTCATTCCTGGCCCCCGTTCCTGTCGGCGCACCCGTTGCCGTAGAACGATCCGCACCACGCAAGCCCGGAATCGTCCGCCACACTGTCGGCCCCGTTGCACGGCCCGCCACATTCTACGCACGGCACCCCGGCATCCTTGCCGCCGTCCACTAGGTAATCCTCCCCGTTGTAGGTGGCGGTCACCCCGCTAGGTATGTGCCGCACCGTGACGTGGTAGTCACCAATTCGGGCGGGTGTTTCCCATTCGATCACCCTCGCCACGGCCCTATCGGGGGTCACGTCCCACGCCGTAAAGCTTGCGGCGGGGTTAACCTTGTTCGTGGCGGTCACTTCCCATTCGGTACGCTTCATCACTTGCCCCGCCCGTTCCGGTCAAGTGTGCAACCGTGGCAGTCGCACACGTCCGCCGCGCCCATGTCAAGGCTACGCATAAACCGCGCTGCCGCGTCACCCGTCCGCCAGGGCGTGGGATCGTCCGCGCCGTCTCGCCCGTAGCGGGCCACCAATGACCCGTAGCGGCAGAACACAACCACACGGTGCGCGCGCCATGTATTCTCCATGTCCCCGGCGGATGACTCCCGCACCGCCAGTGCGCCGCCGTCCAAGTGTCGCCAGCTGAGAATCCGTGACCGGAAGAACCGCCGGTTGCCCGCGTCGAAATAGTGGCCCGCCACCCGGTCCGGGATGTGTTCCCAACGCCATACTGACCTTAGGTCCGCGGTCCACCCGCGGCACCCCTTGCACTCGCACGGGAACACTTGCCCCGTTGCCTTGTCTGTCTGTTCTGTCGGCATTTCTGCCCCCTTTCGTTAGAGCTTTCGCCCGTTCCTGTTCTGAATTGTGACACGATACCTAGTCCGTGTCAAGAACCCCCGCAAGGGTAGTGCGCGGCCCCGGATCGAACAGGGCAAGCGGGCCACCCCCGCACCGCGCCGAGGGCAGCTAATCCGCCGCCCCGATAGCCACCATTACTGCCGCTTGCGCGTCGCCCGCCGCTGCTCGCGCCCGTAGCCATGCACCGCGCGCCCGGTTGTGCGCCGCCCGCAATTCGGCAAGCGTGCCACGGTCCGCGCCCGCATGATACGCCCGGTCGAACGTCCGTGCTGCCGCTTGCATGTCTGCCGCTGCAAGCTCTACCGCGCTAGGCCGCGGGATACCGTGCGCCGGGGCCACGTCGCCACTCATGACGCAACCCGCACGGGGAACGCGCCATAGCCATGCTGCCGGATCACGTCACGAAACATTGACACGGCCTCATCACGGGTGTACCCGTAATAGGTCCGGTGCAACATCATGTGATCGACCATAGCGGCAAGCTGCCAGGCTCCATTATGCGGCACCCGTGTCGCCGTCACTGTTATTTCTTCCACTGTTTCCCCTTTCTAGGTTCACCGCCGTTCTGGCGGTAGTGGGTTGGGCGGGTGTCGCACCCGCCGTGGGCCTAGCCCCAACCCGTGACCCGTAGGTCAGTCGATCAACCCCTCCGCGTAGGCGATCGTCTCCGCCGTCACCGTGTCCGCCACCGCCGCACAGTACACAACGTCCGCACCGTGGAATTCCGGAATCTCATTCGATGCGATCACGCCCGTACCGGTACGGGGTTCGCCCGTTGCCGTGTTGATTCCCCAATGACCCGACAGCGGGTCGATGTACTGGCTCGCGTCGCCGAATGTCAGAACCGCGTGTAGTGCGGCTGCAATGTTGTCGGCGGACACGATGAATATCCCTCCGGGATTCGATTCTTTGTGAATCGTTCGAATCTCCCACAATTTCATTGTTTCCCCTTTCGGTTGGCCCCGCACCTTGCGGGTTGACCACATAATAAGGAACCGTGCAACACTTGTCAAGGGGAACCGGAAACATTCCTAGTGTGACACCCGACACACCGAAACAATAACCATACCCACACAATACAAACAAAAACCAGTGCTAGGCAGCGTTACAGTTGTTGGACCGCTAACTATTGCAAGCACCGTGCGCCCGCGAGCTAGCAGGCGGCCTAGTTGCACCACGCAACTAAGGTACCTGGGTGCCGGTGGGGTCGCCTAGCCCGCGCCCATAATACTAGTTATGTAATCACGGGGGTTCCCGCCGCTTGATCCCGTGGCCCGCGAGCTTGCAACCGGGGGTATGCCGAGGCGCGTGGGCAGGGGAATACGTATATCTGTCAATCCAGGTTTTCACTCTTTTGGGGTGGGTTCACTGTGTGTGGTTGTTGGTGACTATGGGTAGTGGTGGGTGGTTGTGCGTGTCCGAAGCGTTTAACACACCGGGTGGTGGTTTACCGCGTTTCTCTGTGACCAACCCGAACGTAGTGAGGGGCGGTAGCCGGTGAGCGCAGCGAAACGGAATTGCTTGCCTGGTTGATCGATCATTCTGGTTTCGCTTCCCCCACGCTTTACAACCATGACGGTTGATGGTGGCCGTTGCTAATTGCTTTTAGCCGACACCAGATAAGTGAATGTTTGGTCGTTCATTCAACGCTGCTTGAATCTCTTACGCAACAGGGCCAGGACGGTCGTGGATACTGGTTGGTTGCAGGGTTCATCGACCCACGTTTCCGTGTGTGAATGCCCCGCACCATGCAACCGGTGTACAGCCTTGGATGCCTCGCTTGCTTCCCAGCGGTGAGGGCTTGATCGTTTGCGGTGTCATTATGGCACAGGGTGTAAGGTGCGTGTCGGGATTCAACCGTAAAACTTCATGGGTACTAAAAGAGCTGTTTCACCGCAAGACAAAGCGAAATTTTTTGCTTTGATTCAAGCTGGTCATTCCATTAAGGATGCTTGCGCCCAGGCTGGGGTGCATTACAACACTGGTTCGCGGTGGGTGAAGAAAGCGAAAGTGTTGGCTGCTTCTAGGGCGGAGGCAGAGTTTAAAGGTTCGAGGGGTGCTGGGGCTGGTGGCCGTCAGGCACGTGAGTTTCAGTTGGCTATGGATGTGGCGGATTTGCCGTCTGCGGTGCCGTTTGATTTGTTGTGTGATGAGGCGCGACGTGGGTTGGAGGATTTTGATTTTTTTCGTAAGCATTATTTGGGGAGGGTGCCTAGCCCGTGGCAGGTGGAGGCCGCATACAAACTGATCGAGTTGTTGGAGTCGGACGAAAAAGAGTTTGTGGTGTTGAATGTTCCTCCGGGTGCGGGGAAGTCAACGTTGTTCCATGATGTGGCTGTGTGGGCGATTTGCCGGAATCGTCGTATTCGTGTGATGATTGGGTCGGTGTCGCAGAATATGGCGAAGTTGTACTCCCGCCGTATTCGTGAAACGCTTGAGCGTGTGCAGCCAATACAACCTGATCCGATGATGGTGCAGAAAGGGATAGCTGTTAATGCTGAAGGTTGTTTATCAATTGATTATGGGCGGTTCCGACCAACCGACAAAGGTGCGTTATGGCGAGCCGAGGAGTTCGTCGTCGAACAGTTGGACGGGAACGGTTTGGATAACAAGGAACCAACCGTCCGGGCGTATGGAATCGAATCAGAGTTCATTGGTCACCGAGCCGACTTGTGTTTGTTTGATGATGTGGCCAGCCCTGATAATGCTCGCGAGTCTGTTGCTAGGGATAAACTTTTGGAACGTTGGGACAATGTTGCGGAGGCTCGCTGTGACCCTGGCGGACTTCTCGCCGTTGTTGGTCAGCGTCTCGGGAGTGGCGATCTCTATGCTCATTGTTTGGCGAAGGAAACATATGACATCGACGAAGACATTTCGTATGACGGTTCCGATGTGCAGACACCAGAAGATGTCCAAGAAGGCCAACCGGTAAGACAAAAGAAATACCGGCACATCATCTACAAAGCGTATTACGAAGAATTGGATACCGGGAAAGAATCCCGTTCTTTCAAAGCTGCCCCATACCCAGACGGACCTCTCCTAGACCCCAAACGTCTCCCTTGGAAAGACCTGTCGTTTATTCGCTACAACAAACCCGATGTGTTCAACGTTGTGTACCAGCAAGAAGACTTGGATTTGGATGCGCGACTAATTGACCGCACCTGGATGACAGGCGGCAAAGGACTAGACGGTGTGGACTACCCCGGCTGTATCGACAACGAACGCCAACCCGGATACATCCCCGAAGGGTTGTCTCACCCGTGGGTATCTGTCGTGGCGGTGGACCCCAGCCCCACCATGTTTTGGGCGTTCACCTGGATCATCTACCAGCCCGACACCGGCCTGTACCACATTGTTGA